TAGCTAAAGGTTATGACAAAATAGTTAAGGTCAACGAATATTTAATTGCAGTTGCCGGTGATGCACTGGCTGGAGATATTCTTAATAACTTATGGCAACCACCTAAAGTAATTAAGACACAAGATCCTGATAGGTTTGTAATGATCAGGGTATTACCATCTATAAAACAAACACTAACTGATGCAGGTTATGATCCTGCGCCTAAAACTAAGAACGATGATGACTCTGGGTGGGATGCTTTACTTTGCTTTAACGGAAAGTTATTCCAACTTAGTGATGACTATGGGTATATGCGAGATGATAGAGGTCTATACGGCATAGGCTCAGGTGGTGGGTTAGCTCTAGGTGCTCTAGTAGCAATGGAGAATGAAATTAAAACTCATACAAAAGCAACGAGTGCTGCAAAGAAGGCTGTAAATATTGCTATAGCATACAACGTATGGTGTGGTGGAACGCCTAGTATTAAGACACAGTTTACTAAGTAAGGATAAATCAATGAGTGAAATCTATTGGCAATTACAGTGGTATCTATTAGACTTAGAGATGTACAAGTTTATTTTAGAGTGCTTTATTGAATGGGGATTATAATGTATTTTAAGTTTATGTATCTAGTATATAAAGTATCTGCTAAGCAATTAAAAAAAGGTTTAAACAAGCGTTATCCAAGTTATGCAGTAGCGCTTAGACAAGGAACTAGTGAGCGATCCTAAAGAATTATTACTACAGGTCCTTAGAGATAAGGATGCTGGTAGAGCTAGATCTAAGCAGACACAGGTAGGTCCATCTGAGTTAGGTGGCTGTCGGCGTAAGGTTTGGTATCGTCTTAATGGCAGAGATGCAACTAATGATAATGAATTAAAGTTGGCTGCAATTATGGGTACTGCTATCCACGCTGAGATTGAGAAGGCTATATCCGCACTTGACCCAAAAGGTGAGAAGTACTTGGTTGAGACAGAGGTTGCCTTTGGTGATATGAAAGCTCATATAGATTTATATATACCTGAAACAGGAGATGTGATAGATTGGAAAACCGTTAAGGTAAAGAATCTATCTTACTTCCCATCGCTACAACAGCGTTGGCAAGTACAGGTCTATGGCTACTTACTTGATAAGTCTGGTAAGGGGAAACCCAGAACTGTTAATCTAGTAGCCATTGCCCGTGATGGTGATGAAAGAGATATCAAAGTTCATTCAGAACCTTATGATGAATCACTAGCACAAGATGCTTTGAATTGGTTATCAGCTATTAAAGAGAGCGCAATTGCACCAGAGCCAGAGCGCGATCAAAGTTACTGCAGATTCTATTGCAAGTACTTTGATGAGTCGGGCAAGATTGGATGTACTGGTATAAAAAAAGAACTTATCAAAGAGGATGAGATATTTATAGACAACCCTGAGGTTGACACATCCGCTTTGAAATATTTACAATTAGATGCAAAGATTAAGGAGTTAACAGAAGAACGCGAGTCAGTAAGGACATCGCTAGAAGGATTTACTGGACAGACTAACAGTGGTGTATCCATAGTATGGAGCACTATTACTGGTCGCAATTCAGTAGATGCCGAAGAGGTAGAAAAACTCCTCGGCTTTGTACCAAAAAAACAGGGACAGGAATCATTAAGATTAACTGTCAAACACACCGGAGGTAAGTAATGGCTGCAAATGCAACAACAAAAATACAGGTTAACTATGGCAAAGATGGTTCACTTATAAACATCTATGCTGATAATGCTAAAGAATTAGAAGAGCTGTTAACAGCAGTTCAAGATACAGCAACTCTAATAGAGTCTGTAGGTGCTTCACTAGGTAGAGGTAATGTAGCTCCTAGTAATTCAGGAGGCGGTGCTATCTCTTATGCTAAAAAAGCATTAGGTGCAACCGCAACATCATCAGATGCAGGTGGTGATTCACTAACAGATAAGTATGGAACTGTATGGACATACGATAGAGCTGATGCACCTGATTGTATTAATGGCAAAATGGTATTTGCTGTTGGAGTTTCTCAAAAAGGCAAACCTTACAAAGGTTGGTTTGATCCAATGAAAGGTCCTAAACCGATGCGTAAGCCTGAAGGCTACGTAGCAGTTGACCCTATCTTTTTGAAGTAATCCGATGCGGGTTCCAAAATTTGAGAACCCACTATGTGCCGAGGTGGATACAGAACTATTCTTCCCTAAAATCGGTGCTAATCACCAGGCATTTGATGCTAAAAAAATATGCAAAAGATGTCCTCATATTACCGAGTGTTTTGAATGGGCATTACACAATGAAAGATTTGGCGTTTGGGGCGGGGCAAGTGAAGGTGACCGCAGAAAACTAAGGGCTAAATTTAATATACGTTTACAAGAGGAACATATTGCTTAATTTAAATAGGGCGTGGCGTGGGTCAACCACTAATGCAACACCACTACCTGACGTATGGGCTGATCTAGCTAAGAAGCAGATCAAGTTTCGTAGAGGTCAGGTATGTATGGTTGCTGCCGCACCCAATGTTGGTAAGAGTATGTTTGCTCTTATCTACGCAATTAAAGCAAAGGTTCCTACTTTATTCTTTTCAGCAGATACAGACACAGCAACAGTGATGATGAGAGCAGCCTCTCACCTATCAGGACACAGCCAACTTATGGTGGAAGCTAATCTAAATAGTAACCGTCATTACTACGATAAGCATCTAGACAATTTAGAAAACATACAGTTCGTCTTTGACTCATCACCATCATTAGATGATATTGAGTTAGAGGTTAGAGCATATGTTGAATTGTTTGGTATCCCACCAGAGTTGGTTGTTATAGATAACCTGATGAATGTTGCTGCTGAATCTGATAATGAATGGGCAGGTCTGCGAGCTATTATGGTGGAGTTCCACGATATGGCTCGCAAGACTGAAGCCTGTGTAATGGTATTGCACCACGTTAGCGAACAGACTGAGTATGGAAAGACTAGTGAACCACCTGCTCGTAGGGCTATTCACGGTAAGGTATCTCAATTACCTGCACTAATACTTACTCTTGGCTTTGATCCTTATAATAAAGTATTAAAAGTAGCAGCAGTTAAGAATAGGTTTGGTCCACATACTGCAGATGGTTCTGATCACGTTGGTTTATTTGTTAACTATGGGATATGTCAGATCAGTGACTCAGATGCTTTGGGTATGATGTATAGAAGAGATGCGGTGTTTAATGACACCAAAGTATAACAAGGCTAAGGGTGCTCAGTTTGAAGTTGATGTAATGAAATGGTTTAGAAAGATGGGAGCAGTAGCTGAGAGGCTACGCCTATCTGGATCAGAAGATGAAGGTGATCTAGTAGTTATAGTTGCTGGTGAGACCTACATCTTTGAGTTAAAGAATACTAAGAAGTTAAATCTAAAGGAGTTCTGGGATGAAGCGCAAACCGAAGCTACTAATTATTCTAAGCATCGTGGTATTAGTCAGCCTCTTAGTTATGTTTTATTCAAGAGAAGAAACGCAGGAATAGAAAAGGCTTGGGTAATCCAAGACCTAACACAATGGCTAAAGGAGAAGCAATGACACCAGTACCAGAAGGCATAATCACTACAACAGATATACTTCAACCAGTAGTAGAGGTAGTAGAAGAAGTAACACCAGTTACGGAAGAGGTTAAGGAAGAAGAATGATCTGTAATAACTGTATAAAAGGTGGCACAGAAAATACTAAACGCCACTTTAAACAAGCAGATAACTATCATCGTAAATGTAAAGGAGACTGCGGATGCCAGCACAAGACTGGTCCAGGAGTAGGAAGTCTGGCAATGGCAATGGCAGAACCGATGCGAACACAATACCCATTGGAGTAATTGTTTCTCACTATGGCGGTGAGGTAAGGGAAGGCAGGGCTTGTTCTGTAAGGTGTGTATTACATAACGACAGTAGAAGAAGTGCAGTAATAAACACTAAGGATAATTTATATTTTTGTCACACTTGCGGTAAGGGTGGCAACGCAGTAAACATTATTAGTCTTATAGAGAATATGGAGTTTAAAGATGCTCTCGCCCGCGCAATTGAAATCCTCACTAGAAGCGGCAGTACAGTACAACAAGGATCTAAACGAAGAGGCAGTAAACTTTCTCGCAGGTCGTGGGATTTCTAAAGAGGTAGCTGATCAGTACTACTTAGGCTACATAAAGGATCCTGCTGCAACCCACGAGCACTATCAAGGTTGGCTATCCATACCTTATATGACGGTAATGGGACACTGTGTTGGCTTTAAGTTTAGAAGATTAGATGAAGGTAAGCCTAGGTATGGAGCACCATTAGGACAGAAGGGTCATCTATATAATGTTAGCGATATTATTTTAACTAGTGAATACATAGCAATTTGTGAAGGTGAACTAGATACTATTGTTGCATCTGCAATCCTAGGTATACCAGCAGTAGGAGTTCCTGGTGTACAGGCTTGGAAGTCACACTTTACTAGGATGTTTACTGGCTATGGCAGGGTTTATATTATTGGTGATAATGATTTAAAAGAAGATGGTTCAAATCCAGGAGCAGAGTTTTCTAGGATGGTAGCTCAAGAAGTTATTAACTCTACTATCGTGTCTCTTCCTGCTGGTATGGACCTCAATGATCTATACTTAGCAAAGGGTATAGAAGAGACAAAACGGACAATTGGAGTGGCTAATGTATGAAGAAGTCGGATCTGATGGTGTTAGCAGAATGGTTGGCGACCTTAGGGATCTCTATTATCAAGATCAATTACGAAAAGCATACAATAGAAATCGCACCACCTCCAACGAAGGAGTAGAAGAAGAGTTCATCTCTAATATGTGGGCTGTTATGGATGCTGCCGGTAATTTACTTATCTCTAAGCACCACGATTACGGTCCATTAAATATTGCAAGATCACCTGGCGGTCCTATCAACGGACTAAGAGTGCGTATGTGGGACAAGATAGCTCGTATTAATAATCTAGTAGATAGCAAAGTTAAACCAAGTAATGAATCATTACGAGATTCTTTTATGGATCTACTTAACTATTCAGCTATTGCAATTATGGTATTAGATAACCACTGGCCTGAGGTGCAGACACTGGATTGTGAATAGTCTTTATGCCTCGTACAAAAAATAAAACTTATGAAGAACAAAGAGGATCTAGGATTCGCTCTTATGGAATAAGCACCGAAGAATATGATCAAATATTAATAAATCAAAATGGTGTTTGTTACATTTGCGGTAAAAAACCTAGTGATAAAAGAGCATTGGATATAGATCATAACCACGAGACAGGTAAGGTAAGAGGATTACTTTGCTCTAAACATAACAGAGCTATTGGTTTATTTGACGACAGTATTAATTTATTAGCAAGGGCTATTGAATATTTATCAAGGAATAAATGACACCAGAATTACACCCAACTCTTTATGAGTTAGTGCCTTCAGTTACTTATAGTATAGTTAATAAGTTTAAAGGTTGGGTTGATCCTGAAGATGTAAGACAAGAGTGTTATCTCTGGGCTATTGGTCGTGGTCAACAGTTTACTGATCTACTTAATGAACCTGATCTACGAAAGCGTGAGCACAATGAGAAGCGTATTGTATATCAGATGCGTAGAGTTGCAGAAAGATATGCTCGTAAAGAGAAGGCTCGCAAAGCTGGATATAAGGTAGGAGATGAGGCGTTTTACGATACCTCAACTATCGCACAGTTAATTCCATTTATTATTGCATCCGTTGTAGAAGGCACAGTATTAGAACAAGCACAAGAGATGATCAACGATGGCACACCTCGTAAGCAGTCAACACCTGCTGAAGGTGGCAACCTATTAGCTATCCTAATTGATTTAAAGAAGGCTTATCTAAAGCTAGAGCAAGAAGATAAAACTATATTACAGATGAGATACCACGATAACTTTACATTAAATCAGATAGCGCAGTATCTAGAATGTGCTATATCTACTGCTGATCGCCGGTCAAACTCAGCTTTGCGTAGATTACAAGATAGGTTAGGTGGTGAAACACCTTGGGCATAGAGTTTAAAGAGCCACAACTATTTGATTACCTTAAAGAGAATTACTATTCAGACCTTGAGAAGAGTGAAGAGTTTGATAACTGGGATTGTATATCACTTGAGGCTAAGATGTTTATAGAATTAAAGTCTCGCAGAACTCACTACCCTGATCTACTTATTGAAGAGAGTAAGTATCAGGGATTACTTTTGGCAGCAGGTATTAGATCACTCACCCCTTGGTATATTAACTCAACACCTGATGGTGTGTGGGGATTTAACTTGACAGATATACCTCAGCCTAAGTGGGAAGAGAAGTGGTTACCTATTACTACTGAGTTTGAGAATAGGACTAAGCGTACTAAACTGGTAGGGTTCTTAAAGATAGAAGATGGAGTTGTGTTTTGATTTACGAATATAAATGTAACACCTGTAACTTAGTTAAGTCAGTTGAAAGGTCTGTATATGATGATGAGGATATACCTCTCTGTTGTGGTGATCTCGCTGGTCGCGTTTATGCTCCTCCTGCTGTAAGTTTTAAGGGCAGTGGATTTTATAGTACGGATAAATAATGAGCTATCCTAATTGGTTTGCACAAACTGCACAGAATAATTTTACTACTTACCTTACTGAATATGCAGGTAAACCTAACCTACGCTTCTTACAACTAGGTGTATTTACTGGTGATGCTAGTGTGTGGTTATGTAATAACATCTTAACTGATAAGAGTTCAATACTAATTGATGTTGATACTTGGTCAGGAAGTGATGAGCAAAGCCACGCCGAGATAGACTTCAGCGATGTTGAAAAGGTATACAAGGAGAAGATTAATAATCTATCTGTTGTATCTGTGGTCAGTGATACCGTTGAGTATCTAATTAGGCAACGCAATAACTTTATTAACTCATATGATTTTATTTATATTGATGCAGACCATACAAGCGTTAGTGTGCTAATGGATGCAGAACTTAGCTGGCCTCTGCTCAAGTCCGGTGGGATTATGGCATTTGATGATTACACTTGGGGTCGCCATTTACCACCTGCTAAGACACCACGCCCTGGCATACTTTTATTTACTGACCGACACAAGGCTGAGTTAGAAACTTTAGTTATCAACGATCAGTATTGGATTAAGAAAAAGTAAAGAGCCTTACTGGAAGGGTAGCGGGGCTATCTGTGATGACCGGAGATAACCGATCAAGAATTAAATACTATCACATTAATAACAGTAATTGCATACCGATTTCCCTAGTATATATGGGTGGTATTGCCTCTACTAATTCTCCCCATATCATCCAATCAATTCCCATAGCCTCTCTTGCTTCCTCAATACTCTTAGCGGTATGGCCACCTTTTGGTATCTCATCTCGCATAGATCCATAAACTCCCACCGGTTTGCCTTGGTTTTTATGATCACAAGGTGAGCCAACAATAGGTAAATTACTTTCAAACCTTCTATGCCTTCTAACTTTTAATCCAAAGTATGAACCACACATTTGTATTGGGTTAATCAACGGCGCACCTGGCACATTCTCAATTACATAAGGCTTACCACTTGCTATCAAAGCTTCTCTTGTTTGTGGTATTAGATCTATCTTATCCGTTGATTTACCCTGAGCATTGCGTAAATATTGAGTAATACTATGAGTTTGGCAAGGAGGACTAGCAGTAATCACATCAAACGACTTAAGAAAATCCATATCTTTCATTAGTTCCAAACAATCAGCCTGAATAAACTCATACGGATATCTTTTTTGTTTCTTTATATCCACGCCCACTACCTCAAAACCTGCTAACTGGTAGCCTTTACTAGCACCACCAGCTTTGCAATATAAATCCAGCAATCTCATTTAGTAATGGTGGTGTCTGAGGTGGAATTTGTAGGCTCTACAAGGTGTGTGGTATCTAATGACTTCTCAATAGCTTGAATAGTTGGGCAGGGATAAAGAGTTAATAAGTCTGGGCAACAAGTAAGACAAACATCGCCTCTCTCATCTAATGGCTCTGGCTTATGCAATTCCACTACTGCAAGTAAAGCCCTACGATAATCAATCATAGGTTGTAAGCCATCAGCTCCTCGTAGATCACGCCGCCAATGCCAGTAAATTTTATCTAGTAATTCATTGTGTTTCATAACCATTTCTCCAAATATTTTATAGCTCTCATAGCCCATCCATTCTCTATAACATATAGTTTAACATTACAGTTATGGCAAAGCAATCCTCTTACGCATTTACCACAAGTCTTTTCACTAGGACAGCAAAAGTGGTCGTGGTCTATATGAAACCTACCCCTACCTTTTGGATCTTTAGACTCGCATATAGCACACCCATAATTTTGTTTTGCAAGTATACGATCATAGTCATCATAGGTAATACCATATTTATATTTCATAGTGGCAGATTTAAAACGTTTAGGATTTTTAGCGTAAGACTCTCTTTCTTTTTTCCTTAATCTTTCAGAGTTTTTCTTACGCCAATTAACTTGCCAAGCTCTTTCATCTTCTTTATTTTTATACGGCATCAGTAGTAGTTTCTTTTTTTGAAAAACTCCCAAGCCCGACAAGGGGATTTGTACCGTGCAGAAATATATTTAAGACCTCTAAGGATTTGATATTCGCTTCTGCTATCTTTTTCTCCAAGAAGCTGAGCAATACCGTAAGCGCTTGATCCTCTTTGGTTCTTTGCATAGTTGTCAAACCTGCTCTCACTGGTCCAAAGGGACTCAAGGCAGACCCACTCTCTTCCTTTCCACCCGAAACCAGCCGAAGCGTAGTCCTTTGCGAGCTTTCTATTACGATCTTTCTCATTTTTTGTCGCCTTCCTATTCTCTATTACACCGTTAGGTATCTGACCCACCGGTGGTGGAAATAATTTATCTTCTCCTACTAGCAGTAGACCTAGTGCGACCACTAATATCAAGCCATTTCTTATTACTTTCTTCATCAGCACTCATCTCCTCTTCTAGGTAGGTGCGATATACATTTGGGTAATCATTACTCAAACGCGCCAACGCCCTGTCCCTAGCTCTGCGATAGTTTCTCTGACGAACGGCTTGTGCCTTCGCCGTCTCTATTCTTTTCTTAACTCTATCCATTAAACCCACCTGTCCATACAATTAGCTATAGTAGATAATACTATAGGTGTTATCTCTATCTGTGAGGACACCTGCTTAGCATCTTCCTCATCTGTTAGCCACTCTTGGACATATATTCTACTCCCAGTAGGGCTATTCCTATACCATTTAAGGGCTTCTAACGCACTCTCTCCTCCCCATACGGCTATATTTTGTGGGTCAGCCACCTCATAGAATATAATCCTCTTCAGCGACCCGTTGCGTAGCTCTAATACATTACTCATTTACTCGCCTTCTCTCTCTTGATTATCTCATCTTCACAATCTGAACAGGTGTAAGAGTGATACTCAGCGTAGTCATACTCGCTCCCACACTCTTTACACTTTACTATGTCTAACTCTACCCCATTATGGGCATACTCATCTCCCGATAGATAGCGTGGCTCACTCACTTTCGCCTTCTTCCCAAGCCCAACCAACCTTATGACCAGCTCTTTCATAAGCCTCTACCGTTGAACCAATAGGAATAGTTAATGGAAGTGTTGCCATTTTCTGCCCTGTTTCTCGGTTAAAAATAATAAACCCATTTACTCTACTCATCACCCGCCTCCTCTCTCTCACTCTCATCTATTGACTTGACCATATCGTTGATACTCATAGCTTTTAGGATATCTCTCTTACTCATTTACTTTCCTCCTTCTCCCTCTCACTCATTGTATCCATTACGCAGTTATCACAGATTAGCTTGCTGTTGTATCGGTGATACCAGTCCACTCTTGCTATCTCCCACCCGCAAAATTGGCAGATATTCATACGCTTACCACCTTCTTACTCTCCTCATACTCCCAAGCTAAATCATCTATAAAGAATAGAAAATTAAACTCAGGGTCTAACTCTGCCTTCTCAAGCCAAGCAGGTTTATCCATTAGTTTTTTATTACCTTGATATAGGTTGTAATCGGAGCAGTGCTTACCGAAATACACCTCAGCCATATACTCCTCACCCTCACACTCAAAAGTTATTACCTTTGTATATTCAGGCATATAACTTTCTTTTATATTGATATTCATTTCAGTTGCTCCCTCTCTTTTGTTAGTTGAACCAGCCGTTCGGCTGAACTTGTTATCTCTCTCATATAGCTTAGGCAATCGCACTCGCTTATTGGGACTAAGTGGTCGCCACAAATTACTGGTGTAGCCTTCATATCTTTATCTCCCTCGTTAGTTGGCTAGGATTAACACCATACTTCTCACAATTAGCTGGTGTTATTCGGTGATACTCAAAGTCCCATAGTTTACAGACTTGTGAGTGAGTTAAGTTAGATATCTCTAACTCTCTGTAATCATCATAGTCGCGGATACTGTCGGCTATCTCTTTAATTGAGTTCCAAAGATAACCTTCTTTCCACCCTGTCCCTTGCTTATCTATCACAAAGTAGCCCTTCATTTATTCATCTCCCAAGTTAGGTCATCTAGGTAATGCTCAAAGCTCATACCCTTATGAGCCTCGCTATCCCACTCCACCACCCAATTAGGTGTGGTATCAGGCTCTCTCCAATAAGTATCGTAGCCATTAAACTCTTCCCAATATAGGGTTAATTCATAGTTATTACCTTGATAATCAAAAGAGATATACCTCTTCCAACCTGTGCTCTCCTCGCTAGAGTGAGAGATAACTACTTGCTCTTCTAAGTGTTGCTTCATCTTGCTCATACTCCAGCTCCTTCCAGCCAGTTATCTTGTCCTTGCTCTACTCCACAATAGGAGCAGATATATTCCACTCTATTAACAGGCATATAAAGTGTCGCACTTACCTCTATGTCCTTATCGCACTCTTCCTCTTGGCAAAAGGTAGATATAGTTAATAACTCACTCATACTTTTATCCTTCCCTTGATAGTTGCTACTGCTTCCTCTACCGTCCATACAACCTGTTGCCAGTAGTAATCATTAGTAGATATAGATTTAACTACATACTCCCACTCGGCAGGGGTTATCTCTTCCTCATCATTGTAGTAATCCTGATAAGTTTGCTTATCAAACCAGCTAACCACTATCTCTTCATCAGGATTTAACTTCTTTAACTCTTCTATTACCGTTGATACTTTCATACTCTTGCTCCTTCCATATCTACACTAACGGGTGAGCCGTATCTCCATATAAAACGCTCAAACTTATCGTCATTAGGTGATACCTCTTCCTCTTCCATTTTACTAGCGATATTTTCCCACTCTGTATCTATTAAGTAAAGGCTCTCTCCCTCTACCACTTCCCACCAATCGCCATTTTCATTAGCAATATACTTGGTCATCTTCTCTCCTATCAGTATCTAAGCGAGCTCCTTGCTCGCCCTCTCCTACTGATTACTTAGTAGAATACCACGCCACACTCCCCTAGACAAGGAATATGGCATAGTTCGCCACTAAATTATTCTGTAATATAACCTTCCGCCAGTAATCCTTGTATAAAATCTATTGTGTTAATTAAGCCTTCATCAATGTTATTATCATCAAATCTGCCTATAGAAAAACTAATAGATGCCATCATTTTGCGTAAATCTGCTTCCTTATATCCCATCATAACCCGCCCTCTCTCTCTTGTATGTATAAACAATCAGCACAGACCCACTCACCCGATTTAGTTCCAGCATATAAAGTCCATAAGCTAAAACTCCACCCGCACCCCTTACAGAGTGCGGTCTGCTCCTTCTCTCTCACGCTCATCTACTCACACCCCTTACAATCGGGGCGCAAGCAATCGCCACAGAGCACACTCTCGCTCTCTCTATCTCCCACACTTATATGAAAGCACAATCCAATTCCCCTAATAACACAGGAGGAGCAATTATAACTCATAGCCCACACCCCACGCCCCAACACCAGCCCGCCCCCGTCCACCATAGATGGGAGCTAATTAGGTAAAGCCCCGCTAGTAATGAAAGCCAAAATACCGCCCGCACCGCTCTTCTAATCTTGTAATAGTTTGCGCTCTTCATTACTCGCCCCTATCTAATTCATCTACTTCACCGATAAACTCTAAAACTGCCTGTGGATTAGTGGCGTATTCTTTCAAAGCGTCCCCTAAATAATCCAATTCCATATAACCTAAAACTCTATTAAAGTTTTTACCATTAAAGAGTAAAGTGCCATACATATCATCAGAGTATCCAATTAAATCTAAAAAAATATGGTATGGCGTGCCTGTTTTTAAGTCATAATTCATAGACCAAAGAATTAAGTCCGCTATATTCTCCACCCCTTTAGGTGGATTTTGTAGCACTTCCCACATATCCTCTTTAGTTTTATTCATTTATTGCCCCTATCTGTCTAGTTAGATTACCGATTTAGTAATCTACCGCCCTCTCCCCTATGGTAGCAGGAGAGAGGACAATAAGCCACTAACCTAGATTATGCCGTTTATATAATCTAAAATGTCGTCATAAGTAGAGTTGCCTCTTCCATACTCTCTAACTAACTCTACCGCCCCCTCATCTTCTCTTATAGCTTCAAACAATAAATCGGGAAGGGTGTTTAACTCTCCCGCGATACTCTCTAATAATTCAATAGTGCTCATTAAAACGCCCCCTCTAACTCTCTTACTTGTGCCATTACTTGATTAGGTGAGCCGTAAGCGGTGAGGCTAACGCCCGCCCTCTCATAGCCCTTAATTATGCGTTTTACTTGTGCCTCGCTTAATTGTGCCTCTACCCATACCGCCCCGCTATCGTCTGCCAATAGCGTGGTGGTCTTGAATTGCTTAGCCATATCCCTATCTTTCTCACTCTTCTAGTTTAGGAGAGTGCCACCGCCCACCCGTGAGGGTGAGCGATAGCCCGCCACTAAATTAGTTGGATATTTTGCTCATCTGTACAGTCATCACAGTCGCCTAAGCAACAAGGGCAACCACTCTCATAATCGTGGTCGCAACACTTAGGGTCAAATAGAGTTATATCTTTCTCACTAGCGCAATATGAGCCATCCCAAGTGCCATAATCAATTCCCTTATCAATATCTAAGCCAAGTTTCTTAAACTCTTTTAGGCTTAATTGAAGGCGGGCAATTTCAAGGGCTACCCCTTCCCAAGTAGCCCCGCCGATTTCAAAATCCTTCTTAATATCTTGGGCGGTAGATTTTAAGGTTTCATTGGTGTAATAAGATTTCACTTTATTGTCCTATCTTGTCTAGTAGTGGGCGGGTTTGCTCACTAAGTAAATTATGGGGGTGTATCCCCTAGTTAGTCAAGCATTTAATGATAACGAAATGATAACAATATCCTGAGAATTGGCTGGGTTAAACCTAAGGTAAAGGGTTAGGGTTAAGGGCTGGTAAGGGCTAAGGGTGCGCCCCATTAGTTGCCCGTTAGTTAGTGCGCCCTCCACTCTTTACCAATACCCCCACAAAAGGCGCAAACCATAGCCAACTAGGGCTAACTAGGGCAAATCGGACATTGGACAAGGGCAGACACAGCGCAGAAACCGACCCCCCTGTGCTTAAATCTTGCGCGGGTGTATATGTACTCCCCAAATAAAAATATTTGATAAAGTTAAGCTGCCGTAATACCTGTCCGATATGTCCAGTTTATACCAGTTTGATAGTGAGGTTCATCACATTTACAAAGATTTATTACCAGAAAACGGGAAATGCGTTATATTTCCCGCCTTATATATAGTAGGGGAGTAAAACGATCCCTTACTAGTTTTACGACCCTCATCGCCTCAGCGATGCTTCGGCGAGACCCCTAAGGGCGAGCCGAGTTTTACCCCTCACTGCGCTTGGAGCTTGTTCGGGAGCGAAGCGCCAGCGAAGTGAACCGAACAGATACACTACGCGGCAGGTGTAAACTAATATTTTATCCAGTAACATATTATCTGCCTAGTAACTAATCTTTAGATTTTAATTACGGCACTTATCCACAGGTTTTATCCACAGAGGAGTTTATGGCTGAGAACTCAGCAGATATCGCGAAGCGAATTATTCTCGGTTGTGTAGCTGAGAATATGACTGTGGAGCAAGCCTGTGCTTCAGCCGGTAAATCATTAAAGACCTATGAGTACTACCGCAGATCAGATCGTGTCTTCGCCGATAAGATGGATAGAACTAGGCTAGGTCTTAGAGATAAGAACTTTGCACTAGGAGATATATCAGAGATTACCTTTGCTCAGTTTAGAGATCGCTTTTTAAAGAACAAGACATTCCCCCATCAACAAAATTTAGTAGATATGATTGAGGTTGGTAAACCTTCTTGGTTACACCCCTCTATGAAGTATGAACCAGGACTAGCTAATAACCGCATACTTCTAAACATTCCACCCAACCACGCCAAGTCAATGACTATTACAATTGACTACGTAACCTGGCAGGTATGTAGAAATCCAAACTTTAGAGTTCTTATAGTTTCCCAAACTCAGCGCTTAGCCGCAGATTTCTTATACGCTATAAAACAAAGATTAACCCACCCCTCATATGAGGAGTTACAATCAGCTTACGCTGCCGGTGTGGGCTTCAGATCAAAGAGCGCCTCCTGGCAAGCGACCAGAGTTACCTTCGGGGATGAGTTGCGTGAGTCTAGTGAAAAAGATCCCAATATAGAAGCAGTTGGTATTGGCGGTCAGATCTACGGCAAAAGAGCCGATATGATTATTATAGATGATGCTGTTACCTTATCCAATGCTAATGATTTTGAACGGCAGATTAAATGGTTAACCCAAGATGTTAGATCCCGTCTTAACCCTACTGGTAAGCTTATTGTTATTGGTACTCGTGTTGCCTCAGTTGATCTATATAAAGAACTTCGCAATGAGGATAGGTATCCTGGTGGTATTGTCCCTTGGT